CTTTCCTGAAATGTTAGAAAAAAGACCAATCATTGTTGATGAAAATTTAATAGTGCTTGGAGGAAACATGAGATTAAAAGCATCAATAGAAGCTGGATTAAAGGAAGTGTGGATAGATATTGCAGAGGGATGGTCTGAAGATCAAAAGAAAGAATTTATAATAAAAGATAATGTAGGCTTTGGAGAATGGGATTGGGATATATTAGGCAATGAATGGAATGTAAAGCAATTAGAGGATTGGGGTTTAGATGGTTTTCCTTTTGAAGAAGAACAACCTGAAATTAAAGACATATCTGACAGTATAGAAAGTTCATTTAGAGTAGAAGTAGAATTAGAAAATGAAGAAGAACAAGAAAAATTATATAACGAATTAATAAACAAAGGATATATATGCCGACTTTTGACATTATAAAAGAAACAACAGCTCCTAAAACATTCAGAGTAGCATCTGTTATAGGTAAATTTGATTTACAAAGTGAAAAAATAACAGAACATTTTAAAGGAGAAATTAATTTAGAAACTGAATGGAAAATAGGATTAATTGTAGGTAAATCAGGAACAGGTAAAACAACCATAGCAAAACAATTATTTCCTGAATCATATGTAACTAATTACAAATATGATAAATTAACAGTTTTAGATGACATGCCTAAAGATTGCTCTGTTGATCAAATAACAAAAGCATTTAATAGTGTAGGTTTTTCTAGTCCACCAAGTTGGTTAAAACCATATTCTGTTTTATCTAATGGACAAAAAATGAGAGTTGATTTAGCTAGAGCTATTTTAGAAGAAAACAAAATGTTTGTATTTGATGAATTTACTAGTGTTGTTGATAGAAATGTTGCTAAAATAGGAAGTTTTGCAATACAAAAAGCAATTAGAAAAACAAACAAACAATTTATAGCTGTTGGATGCCATAATGATGTAGAGGATTGGTTGATGCCTGATTGGGTTTTTAATACTGATACCATGACCTTTCATTCATTTGAAGGGCAAAAAAAAAATAGACCAGAAATTAAATTCAACATATATGAATCTAAAAACAAATCAATTTGGAAGATGTTTGCTAAACACCATTATTTAAGTCATTCACATAATAATTCTGCTCATGTTTATTTAGCAACCATAAACAATGAAATAGCTGGCTTTTTAAGTGTTTTACATTTACCACATCCAAAAGTAAAAAACATAAAAAAAGTACATAGATTAGTTATTTTACCAGATTATCAAGGAGCTGGATTTGGTATAAAATTTTTAGAAGAAATAGGAAAACATTATAAAAAACAAAAATATAGATATACAATAGTTACATCAGCACCTAGTTTAATATATGCTTTAAAAAAATCATTTAAATGGTCATGTAAAAATTATGGTCGATTAAAAGGTGGTGGAACGGGAATATTACATGGTACAAATAAAAGATTAACAGCAAATTCAAAAAATAGAATAACAGCATCATTCGAATTAAAATAAAAAAAAATGAACAAATCCGACACTATAAAAGAAAAGTTAATTGAAGCATTAGAAAAAAGTTTAGGAGTAGTTACAACTGCTTGCAAGAACGCTAATATACATAGATCAACTTATTATGATTGGTATAATAAAGATGAAGAATTTAAAAACAAAGTTGATTTAATTCAAAATGTTGCTTTAGATTTTGCAGAAAGCCAATTGCATAAACAAATCCAAGAAGGATCAACATCAGCAACAATATTTTATCTAAAGACAAAAGGCAAAGCAAGAGGATATCAAGAAAACCAATCTATTGATTTAAATACTTCAGGAGAAATAAACGTAAACTTTAAGAACTTGATTAGTGCAATTAAAGATAAGGGATAAATTTTTGGTATGGGATAAAGTAGATTCAAGATACTTTATTATAACTGGTGGTAGAGGATCTGGGAAATCCTTTGCCATCAATACCATGCTTTTACTTTTAACTCAAGAGCAAGGGCATACTATCTTATTTACTAGATATACTTTAAGATCAGCAAACATTTCTATTATTCCAGAATTTAAAGAAAAGATAGATCTTCTTAAATTAAATCACATGTTTCATATAACTAAAGATGAAATAATAAATAAGAATTCAGGATCAAAGATATTATTTAGAGGAATCAAAACATCTTCAGGAGATCAAACAGCTAATTTAAAATCATTGCAAGGCATAACGACTTGGGTAATGGATGAAGCTGAAGAATTAGTTGATGAAAGCATCTTTGACAAAATAGATTTATCAGTAAGAAAAAAAGGCATAGATAATAGAATAATGCTAGTATTAAATCCAGCAACTAAAGAACATTGGATTTACCAGCGTTTTTTTGAAAGCAAGGGCATTGATTCAAAAAGTAATTTAAGTACAGGAAATGTTACTTATATCCATTCTACGTACCTAGATAATATTGAGAACTTGTCTGATAGTTATTTAGCAAGGATTGAAGATATAAAAAACAATAGACCAGCTAAATACGAGCATCAAATATTGGGAGGATGGCTAGAAAAAGCAGAGGGAGTTATATTTAGCAATTGGACAATAGGAAAGTTTCAAGAGGTTTCAACTGTTGTTCTAGGTCAAGATTATGGATTTTCTTCAGATCCATCGGTATTATTAAAAACTAGCATAGATAAAAAAAATAGAAAGATTTATGTAAAGTTATGCTTTTATAAAACGCATTTAACAACAAGCAACATTGCTCAACTTAATAAACAATTTGCTGGTCAAAACCTAATCGTAGCTGATAGCGCAGAGCCTAGACTTATAAATGAACTATCCAGGCATTGCAATATAGTTCCAACAATCAAAGGGCAAGGATCAGTTATATTTGGAATTAGCTTATTACAAGACTATGATTTAATAATAGATCCTGAAAGCACAGAGATAGTTAAAGAGCTGAACAACTATTCGTGGTTAGAAAAGAAATCGCAAACTCCAATAGATAAATTTAATCATACTATTGATGCTTTAAGGTATGCAGTAGCCTATCAATTAGAGAATCCAAATAAAGGAGAATATTTTATTTATTGATATTTATTTGTTTTTATTAACAATATTGTTTATATTTAAGCATTAATAACAATAAAACAAAACAATGGAAAGATTTAATAAATACGAGTTTATAAGCGAATTAAAAGATTCAATAGGAGAATTTATAGATAAAACAACTTTTGAAAATAATGAAGATATAAATGAAGAAATAAATGAATTCATACATGATTACATTAACAATAAAACTATATACTATGTAGATTGTTGGTCTATATGTTTTACATTAGGCTGTTCTGATTTTGAAATAGAACAAACAGGAGCTAAAGCTAAAAATATAAATGAATTAGCTTATTGGTCTTTATGGAGTGTAGTTGAGGAAAGCATTGATTATCATTTAGAATCTAAACTATTAAATGAAGAATTATGAAAGATAAAAAATATGAAGCATCAATGATAGTATCTGCAATTAGCTTTATTGGTATAATTGCAGTACTTTTATTATGTGGATAGGAAATTAATGAAAAAAATAAGTTGGTGTTTAAAAAATTATATATTCATTTATCCAAACCCAATTAATAATTCTAGAAAAGCCAGAGTTAATATTTATATTAATTCATCAGGCAAAATAAAAAAAGGAAAAGAAATATATACTCAAAATAAAGTTCATGAAAAGATATATGAGTTGTATGAACATATTTACGATAAGTTAAATTAGTTTTTAATTTTAGGTTGAAAAAGGAGGTTAGTTATACATTAACCTCTTTTTTTGGTTATATAATAAAGACTATTCATGATTTCAGTTCCAATTTCATTAAAATATATTAAGCTAGGCAACTATCAAAAGTTTCTACAAATAGAAAACCCTAGTACAGAAGATCTAATTAAATGCTTATTAGAAGTATCTTCTCCTGATCTAGCTAGAATGAAAGCAACAGATGTTGATCATATAGCAGCAGAATTAAATGAGCTGTTTGAAGTAGATCATCAATTCGTTAATCAATTTGAATTATATGGAAAGCGTTTTGGATTTATTCCAAAGCTAGATGATATTACTTATGGAGAGAATAAAGATATAACAAACTACATAAACGATTGGGGGAACATGCATAAGGCTATGGCTGTATTGTTTAGACCAATAGAAAAAAAATTATCCAATCAATATATTATAGAAGATTACGAAGGAAGTCATGTTTATAGCGATGTAATGAAAGACATGCCATTAAGCGTAGCATTAGGATCAATGGTTTTTTTTTACAATTTAACGAACGAATTACTGAATTATATCCCGAATTATTTACAGAAACAGATCAGCAAGGAACAGATGATAGAAGCGGATTTGCAAGGAAATGGGGAGGTTATTCTGAACTCTATACGCTTGCTCAAGGAGACATTACAAGGTTTGATACCATCACAAAATATAAACTACACCAATGCTTAATGTATTTGGCATTTGAAAAAGAAAAAATAGAATTAGAAGAAAGAATGATAAAACGTAAATTTAAATAATATGCAAGGATTTTATAACCTATCCAACAAAATAAGAGAAACATTACAATTAGATGAATTTGTTAATACAGTAACTTATGGAGATCTAATGGAAGTTGATTTAAATAAACAAACAATATTTCCTTTATCTCATTTTATGATTTCAGGAGCTACAATGCAAAGCAATGTTTGGAATTTCAGCGTTTCATTATTATGCATGGATATAGTAAATGAAAGCAAGAATTATGCAGATGGCATTCCTGGAGAATTTAGAGGAAACAATAATGAGCAAGATGTATTTAATACTCAACTAGCTGTAGCAAATAGATTATTAGAATTATTATTAAGAGGAGATTTATATGTAGATAAATATCAATTAGATGGAGATCCAACATTAGAGCCTTTTGTTGATAGATTTGAAAACAAACTAGCTGGATGGACTGTTACTTTTAATGTGTTAATTCCTAACGACATGACTATATGCTAAAAGAATTAAAAGCTGAAATGCAAAAGATTGGTCATCAGGTTGTTAATGGAGCTGTTAGGCAGTTGCAAAGCGGTAATCATATGGCAAGCGGTAGTTTAGCTGAAAACATAACTTACAGAGTTGAAGAAAATAGAGATGGTTATGATTTAGAATTTTGGATGGAAGAATACGGAATGTTTTTAGATGCTGGAGTATATGGATCAAATCCAATGAAAGCAAGAGCAAAGAATCCAAAACAAAAAGGAAAGAAAACAAACTCTGTATTTACAGGAAAAGATGGATTAGCAGCAAAGTTTTCTTATAAGAATAAAAGACCGCCAATGGAAAGTTTAAAAGGATGGGCAAAGAAAAAGAATATTAGGTTTAGAGATAAAAAAGGAAGATATGCTAAAGGCGGTTATACAACTATCGCTTATTGGTTGCAAGACAGAATCTTCTATCAAGGTATTGCTCCAACATTATTTTTTACTAAACCTTTTTTAAAAGCATTCAATGAATTAGATAAAGAAATAGTAAAACAATTTGATTTATATATTAATACAACATTAGAAGAAGATTCAAAATGGGGAAGCTATTCAGCAATAAAATAAAACAAAATCAACAATGGCAAAAATTAACGTAAGAAGTCCATACTTCGTAAACATATCAACAAATAATTTAATAAGCGCAACGCTTGAAATAAGAATATATTTAGGAGCAGCAGAAACAACTTGGCAAGGAAGCCCTCAATATACATTAAACTCAACAGCTATAAATAATAAAGTTAATTTTGAAATATCAGAGTTAATAAAGGACTATATCCCAGCAGCATTCAATGGAGTATATCCAAATAAACAGTTGTCTGAAGATGATTATACTACAATGTATGTTGATTATCAAATTACATCAGTTATAACAGGAGGTAATACGCAATCTCTATCTTTAGGAAATAGAGCCTTTTATGGTTATGGTTATTTTGAAGATGGAGTTAATCCTCAATTATTGCAAGGTTATTTACAATCAAATAAAACAATATTAAAGCTACATGATGCTCCTATAAGAATACCAGTAGATAATGAAAACACTAATTCTGTTGTATTTCTATATCAAGGGCAACAAGTATATTCATGGGTTCAAGATACTAATCTTAAAATACAAGACCAGATTGTTTATGTAAGTAATGGAGTTAATGGAGCAGATAGCTTTGAAGAAAGAGTAGAACTAGATGGAGGTACATTTGAAAATAATGCTTGTATTGATCAATTTGAAGATGATTTTGAGTTATTTCCAGTTGATGAAGTTTATGTTAGCGGAGTTGAAGGATTGACTGTAATTAAAATAGATAATATAGATGAATGCAAATACACTCCTTACAAGCTAACATTTATAAATAAGTTTGGAGCATATCAAGACATATGGATGTTTAAGAATTCTAAACTTGCAATGAATACAAATGAAGAAAAATATAAATCCAATATTTTAACTAATGGAACATATCAAACGTATGATCCTCAAATTAAGTTGCTAACTAAAAATGGAAATCAAACATTAACTCTCAATAGTGGTTATTATCCTGAAAACAATAATGAAGTATTTAAGCAATTATTTTTAAGCGAAAAAGTATGGATAGAATATAAAGAGAAAACATTAGGAGTAAACATAGAAAATAAAAATATAAACTATAAAACAAGCGTTACAGATAGTTTAATCAATTATACTATAGATTTTAGTTTTGCTTTTGATACAATAAACAATATAAGATAGATGCAAGTAGTAGAATTATATATAAGTAATACTAGAGTTGATTTATTTAAAGATGAAAGTGTTACAATCACAGATACAATAGTAAATGCTAAAGATATTGCTAAAGTTTTTACAGCCTTTAGCCAACAATTTAGTTTACCAGCTTCTTCAACTAATAATAAGATATTCAAACATTATTATAATTATGATATTACTGGAGGATTTGATGCAAGAATTAGAGTATCTGCTATATTAAAATTAAATGGTGTTGATTTTAAAATTGGAAAAGTAAAACTGAATTCTGTTCCAATGCGAGATAATAAAGCATATTCTTACAAAGTTGTTTTTTATGGAGATACTGTAACTTTAAATGATGTATTAGGAGAAGATAAATTAAATGACTTATCC